AGAGCAGTTTTTAAAAGAGCACTTTTAAAAGAGTTTAGGAATCAAAATGGATACATTTTCAAAAAAAGTATGTGACGAGCAGGGTCTAGACCCGGCTACTATTCTTTTAATAATTCAACTCTTAACAGAACTTCTTCCTTTATTAAAAGACTGTAGAAATGTTGAAAAATTAGCAGAAGGCATTGTTAAGCCCCGTACGATACGTGACCGAATACACCGTAGGTGGCTCTTAAATAAGACCAGAAAAGTTTTTGGTGATATACCTTTTGACCCCATAAAAGCTTGTGCTACAGAAGGCTTACAAGAATGTTTGGAATCCTTTTAAGTATCATATTAGCACCAGTAAGTATCATATTAGCACCAGATACTGCACAAGTAGGAACACCTGTCCTCATAAAAGCAGAAGTGTCTGGTGACTTCCTTTTAGACATAATACCAAAGAATCCTAATGATTCTGTTTTAGAAGTAAGTGATAGGTCAGGTGCTCCTGTAATTGTTTTTTGGTCACAGCACCCTGGAACACGTACTATAATACTGGTTACTGGAGAGCCTTTAAATATAGAATACAAAGAATTATCTTATGGCTCGGTACCTGTACCTGTACCTCCGGTACCGGTACCTCCGGTACCCGGCCCCAGCCCAGATTTACAAAAGCTTGTTGCTCCTTTAGTTAGTTTTGTAAACGCAACAAGCGTAAAACAAGAACATTTGGCTCTTTTACAAGAATTTTATACAGACTTTGCAGAAGTTGTTTCAGAGCAAAACATTATTAAAAATAATAGTCAATTTCGAGAAGCTTACGTAAACGCGGGTAAGCTTTTCTTTAATGGTAGAAATGTTTCTTATTCTGGCTTATCAGACCTTATAGAAAAAGTTTTGATAAGTACCTTAGGTACTGACCCAAGTGCTTTTGATCGCAGTGCTACTGTCGAAGCACTACAAGCAATTTCTTGGGCCTTCAAACAAGGAGAACGCTAGTGAGAAGCTTAAAAATTTTTATTGTTTTGACTGTTGCTCTTATTGGGTCAGTAGTTAGTGCAGGTCCTATATTTAATATTAGGGGCCAACTTGCAGGAGGCTTAGACGGTAGTCCTATTTTTGAAGTTTTTGAAGGGACAATGGGTTTTGATGATGCTGGTACTGTTATGACATTAGATGCTGAAATTTTTATAGTACCTAGAGATTACAATTTAACAACAAATATAAAAACTGACGATAATGTAGACATTAGATTCTTTAAAAATAATAATGATTATTTTGTTTTTACAGACTACGAAGGGATTGCAGGAAGCTCTTTAAATCCTACTTTTTATACGGATGAGCTAGGCAATGGAGGCTGGGATACACTTTCTTTTTATTTTAATAGTGTTGGTGTAGACGGTAATCCTGCATCTGGTGTTATCACAAACATTACAGAAATCCCAAACGTTAATGAGCCAAGTGCATTAGCTCTTTTGTTTTTGGGAATGGCTTTTTGTTTAGGTTTCTTTAGGAAACGTTAAATGTTTTCAAAATGGCCCCTGGGACGTAATCCAAGTCCCGCATCACTACAGAAGCTTTACGAAGATGGCTTTCCAGGCTGTCAAGTAAATCTTGCCGAGAAAGAATTATGCTATGAACAAGGCATAATTGCCAAAGCTGTTGACGCTGATGAACTCGTACAAAAGAATCCTGGCAAAGGCAAGTCGGCTTTTTTGTGGCGTAGTAGAGAAAAATATGACCCAGGGGCTTTTGGAGAAGAAAATCAAACAACAGGCGACTGTGTTAGTCATGGTGATAGAAATGCACGAGACACAGTAAGAAGTGTAGAAGTCCATATCAAAGGAGAGCTAGAAGAATACTTCTTAAGGGGTGCAACAGAACCTACATACGGGGCAAGAGGTCACAGTAGCGAAGGCATGGACCCTTATAGGGCGTCCAAATTTGTAACACAAAATGGCTACCTTTTAAGACAAAACTATCCTGGTGTAGTTGATCTTTCAAAATACAATAGCCGCATAGGTACAGGTTGGGGCCGCAGTGGTGTGCCTCAAAATGTCGTAAATGAGTGCAAAAAGCATAAAGTTGGTCAATATATAATACCCAAGAACTCTGATCAAGCAATGGCTTTATTCTTTAATGGGTATGCTTGTCACTCAGGCCAAAATATTGGCTTTAGTAACAAGCCAGATTCTAAAGGTATTCATCCCCGCAAAGGTAATTGGGCTCATGATATGGCTACCCTAGGATATGATGATACACGTACTATCTGGGATAGACGTGTTTATTTTGTATTTAATAGTTGGGGCGAATGGAATGAGCAATGGGTTACATGGGTACAGGATGTAGCCTTACAAAACCTTCTAGGGCCACCTATTGACGGCGTTATCGTATGTGATGCTTCTGTGTGGGAGCAATACTTTCTCGATGATGCTATGTTTTATTCTGACATTGAAGGCATCCCAATAAAAGGGATTCCAGACTACGGTACAGGAGCTTTCCTATGAGAATTTTTCTTTGTTTTTTGGTTTGTTTGGTGTGTTCTACAGCAGAAGCAGGGCGTTTTAGGGCACGATTTTTTGGTTGTATAGGTGCTGCTTGCAGTCAGCAAGAAACTGAAACTATTATAATTAATGAAACTGTTACGTATTCAGAGCCTGTTATAGTAGAACCTATTATAACTAATGAAACTATTACATATTCAGAACCCACTTTAGCAAGCCCTAATTTTATCAGATCAAGACCTGTTAGGCGTCCAGTACGTTCTATTATGCAATTACCTAAACAGTTGTGTGTTAAAGGCCACTGAAACTAGTAGATTAGTGTGGTCACACTATGAACATATCGCTAGATGCTATTCTTCGCGATTCGGCATTGCTTTTTATACCTCTTCTTTTGGCCTACGTAATTTGGACTGCTAAAAGTATATACGATTTAAAGAAAAACACCATTGATGGTGCATTGTGTATGGCAAAATTTAGCAACTTAGAGAATGAAATATCTTTAAGCAAGCAATGGACAGCAAAGACTGAAGCAATGCTTGAACCAGATAGAGAGCTACGTAAACAATTTCCAATTGCCTTAGATTTAATACGTCAACATGGCGAAGCTTTACAGACTATGAGAGAAACATTACTTTTAATACAAAAAGAGATATCTATAAAATTAACAGATTTAGAAAAAAAGATGACAAAAATAGAAGAGAGTTGTTTTTTCCATAAATCAAGCGAGTCTGAAAAATTTAGAAAGTTTCTTTTACAAGAAAATGATGATGCAACTCAACTCTAACCTCCTCGGGGTGGCGTAGGTCTTAGTTAGACTCCTTTCTGGGGCCTACGCTATTTTCAATAAATGATAGATAATAAATTTCAACGTTGGAATACAAGTATTGATGATCCTCGTGAAAGGTGCGAGGGGACTGTTGCTACAGGTCAATGCCCTTATAAAAAGTATGAAGGCACTAATTATTGTGCTATGCACGGTAGCAATTCAGGCAGAATAAAAAAGCATGAAGAAATAAAAAGAAACTATAGGCTTAATCGTTGGCACAAAAGAATGACTGAATTTGCCGACGGTGATGAAGTCAAAAGCCTACGTGAAGAAATCGGTATCTTAAGAATAATTATGGAAGAGATGTTAAATAAGTGCGAAGATAGTACAGATCTTTTGCTATATGCACATCGTATATCTGATTTGGCTGTAAAGATAGAAAGACTAGTTATTAGTTGTGATAAACTTGAAGGCAGAATGAATTTGCTTCTTTCAAAGAGAGCTATTTTGCATTTGGCCAATTCTTATGTACAAATAATAAATACGTATGTCACAGATGCTGACACAATCGAACAAATAAGCACAGAAATGCTTGCAGTTACAGAACAGTTAGAGAATCCTGTTGGTGACTAAATGGATACTCCGCACCCAGGTTGGGTTGTTCTTCGTGATCTTGTTAGTTATATACCTGCTATAATAGCTTTAGCTCTTATAACTAATGATTGGGATAGTGAATGGCTTGTTATAGCTTGCTTGGCAATGGGTGCAGGTGGATCAAAACTTATAGAACGTTTTAAATTAAAATAAATATGCATGAACTTGCTTCTTTACTTACAGAACGATTGTCTTCCGGCCTTAGAAGGAAAAGCATTGTTACACCTTCTAAATGGGCCGAAGCATACAGAATTATGGGGATGCCTTTTACAGGCCCTTGGACTTTTAAAAGGCATCCCTGGCTTAGGGCAATGCACGACTCACCTCATGAAATAAACGTAGGACAAAAAGCTGCCCAGATGGGCTTCACTGAAACAGTTTTAAATATAGTTTTTTATTATATTGATATACATGGTGTAGATTGCTTATATGTTTTACCTTCGAAAACTCCGGATGCAAGTGACTTTTCTGCTGCACGTTTTGATGCTGCTTTAGAAATGTCTGAACATCTTAGAAAGATGTTTTCGAATGTAAAAAATGTAGGTCATAAAAGAGCCGGCAACACAAACCTTTACATCCGTGGTGCAAAAAGCCGTTCAGGTCTTAAGTCTGTTCCTGTTGGGATCTTGATCTTTGACGAAAAAGACGAAATGAATCAAGACAATATCCCGTTAGCTAGAGAAAGACAATCAGGACAAGACCTTACTAGAACTTGGGAAATCAGTACACCTACCGTAGATAGTTTTGGGATTAATAAAACATTTGAAATTTCAACGCAAAACGATTTCTTTTTCAAATGTCCCAGTTGCTCTCGCTTTATTAATTTAACTTTCCCAGAATCTTATGAAATCTGCGGCACTGATTATATGGACCCAGATATTAGCAAATCGTATCTTAAATGTAATATTTGCGAGAGCAAATTAAATCACGAGAATAAACATGAGTGGTTACAAACCGGCAGATGGATACCACGCTACGAAGGAAGAGAAATTGGAGGGTGGGGTATTAGTCAAATGTACTCCACCACAATCAAACCAAGGAACTTTATTGAAAGTTATTACAGAGCAAAGACGAATCCTGCGGATGAGCAAGAATTTTATAACTCAAAGCTTGGCCTTCCTCATGTTGTTGAGGGGGCGAAACTCTCAGAAAAAGACATAGAAAGTTGTATAGGCGACCATGTTACATATGATCGAAATAATGCTGGTCTGGTAACTATGGGTGTTGATGTAGGCACAAACCTGCATTACGAAATTGATAAATGGTTCATTGGTCCAAATACAGTAGACCTAAATGCAGAAGCAAGATGTCAAGTACTCGTAGCAGGAAAAGTTTTACACTTTGAAGAGTTAGATGAATTAATGAGAAAATATAACGTATCTAGTTGTGTAATTGATATACAGCCAGAACGTCGTAAAGCGTATGAATTTGCTGCAAGATTTTGGGGAAGAGTAAGACTTTGTTATTATGGTAGAGGTATTCAAGGCAAACAAATACACTTGGGTTCGGATGAAGACTTAACAGTAACAGTAGACAGAACATCTTGGATAGATTTAAGTCTTAGTCGTTTTAGAACTCACTCAATATCTTTACCCCAAGACATTTCAAGAGAATATAAAAATCATCTTACATCGCTTGTACGTATTTACGAAAAAGATGTAGACGGTAACCCAATAGGCAAGTATGTAAAAGCTTCTAGCAGCGAAGACCACTTTGCCCATGCTAGAAATTATTCTGAAATAGCGTTACCTTTAGGAGCTGCACTTGGTCAAGCCCACAATATAATCGGAAGAGTGTAAATGGCTACTGATTTAGTTTCTAGTGCTGACTTTGACATAGCAGATATTCTTGGTGCTGGTATAAAAATCAGTGACATAAGGCACCCTGATTATACTGGTATGTGTGACGATTGGTATAAGTGGCGTTTGACTTACAAAGCAGGTGATTCTTTTATAGAAAGGTATTTAGAAAAACTTAGCACCAGAGAAGATACTACAGACTTCATAAATAGAAAACGTATGAGTTACGTTCCTGCTTTTGCAAAAGCAGCAGTCAACGAAGTCAAGGATTCTATTTTTCAAAGAATATCTGACGTTACTCGAAAAGGTGACTCTTTAACTTATGAGAGAGCTACAAAAGGGCTTGATGGTGGTGTCGATTTAGCAGGCACCACAATGAATAGCTACATAGGTAGGTACCTATTAGATGAGCTTTTAGTAATGTCTAAGGTTGGTGTCTTCATAGACATGCCGCCTATAAATGGTCCTACCTTAATCGATCAATACAATTCAAGACCTTATATTTATCATTATAGAACAGAGGACATTCTTAATTGGGATACAGAACACCGAACAGAAACAGTTTTTACAAAGTTATTATTAAAAGAAAACGTCTACAAGAAAGACTTAGCTACAGGCTTACCTACAGAATTAGTTGAAAGATATCGGTTCTTATGGGTACAAGATGACAGGGTTCTTGTTCATTTCTTTGATGAAGACTCTAGACCTATAGACCGTTTTGGCATGGAAGGTATAGATGTTTTAGAAATTAATTTACCTTATATACCTTTTGTTAAATTTGACATAATGGATAGCTTGCTTACTGATGTAGCTAACTATCAAATAGCTTTACTTAATCTAGCATCATCAGATATTGCATACGCTCTTAAATCTAATTTTCCTTTTTATCTAGAACAATTTGATCCAAGAGTAGACAACCTATATAGTAGGCCAGTTGGTCATGAATCTTTGGATGGCGTAAATATAATAAAGCCCGGAGAAAGAGACGATTCTGTAGCGGCTAAAAATTATGAAATCGAAGTAGGTTCAATGACTGGAAGACGTGTACCTAAAGGCTTAGAAATGCCTAGGTACATTCATCCTTCTTCAGAGCCTCTTAAAGCTTCGATGGCTAAACAGGAAGAACTTAAAAAAGATATTAGAATGCTTGTAAAGTTAGCAGTAGCTAACCTGTCACCAAAGATGGCATCTGCTGAAAGTAAGAATTTTGATGAACGTAGTCTAGAGGCAGGCTTAAGTGCTATTGGCTTAGAGTTAGAACATGGCGAAAGAATGATCGCTAAGTTCTGGCAAATGTATGAAGACTCAAATGCAAATCCGCCAACAGTCAAGTATCCTCAGAAATATAGCTTACAAAGCGATAAGGAAAAACGCCAAGAAGCAAAAGACCTTCATGACAGTCTTAAAAGTAATCCTTCTTTGACCTATAAAAAAGAAGCATACAAACTTATCTCAGAAACCTATGTAGGTTCAAGAATAGCCCAAGAAACTAGAGACAAAATAAATGAAGAAATAGATAAAGCAGAAGTAATTTATAGTGAATGGGAAGAATTAAACAGGGACGTAGAATTAACTTTAATAGATCCTGAAACAGCTAGTTTGGCAAAAGGTTATCCAGAAGGCTCTGTAGCTAAAGCTAATATTGCACATGCAGAACGGGTAAAGCGGATAGCCGAATCCCAAGCAAAAGCTAGAGGTACAACAGATTTGGGCGGCTTAGAAAATGTAGGACGTGCTGAAAAAATAGAAAAAGATACCGAAGAAGTAGCAAAAGAAAAGACACGCGGCAATGCCAACTGAACCACTGGCAGTAACTTGTGCAGGTGCAGCAACACTAGATTGTGTTGTCTCGCCTATATTATTATTAAGAGATCTTGGCGGCAACCAAGAAGGTACTGACGGTGCAACTGTTCAAAGCTCACCAGTAGATGGTGGCGATTATTATAGTTTTGATGGTGTAGATGACGGCTTTCATTACGGTGTTTCAAGCATACCTGAGAATAGTCATGATGGACATATTAGATTTAGAGTACATGACAGGTACACTTTAAATATTACTAATGGGCGTATTCTTTGGAAATCTGGATCTAACTCGCAAGGTATAGGTGTAGGTTTTCATGTTAAAAGTGGGAGCTTTGGGTTAGGGGCTTTTTCTAGCTCAACCTACACTTACATACGGATACCTCAGTTTGTTTTAAAATTGGGTAGATGGTACGATTTTAGGTGGAGCGTAGTTAATGACAAAATATATTTAAAAGATTTACTTACGGGTGAAACGTTTTCCAAAACAGGCTCTATAGCTGCTGGGGATAGTTCTGGTGGCTTCGAGAGTATTGGTTATTCATCAGCGTCTAATCCAGTTGGCGGAGGGCCTGGGTCTGACGGTTACTGTAATTGTGATGTAGATTTTGTAAAAATTTATGATGGTGGTAGTTTACCTATTCCTACAGGGGATAACACAGCTCCTAATGCAGAAGTAATTAAGCTTTATATTGGTGACGACCGAGATGGAGATTGTGATTATGTAGCTTTTGGTACCTCAAATCAAGGTACCTATTATTACTTTGATGGTACTGCTGGGCTGTATGACCTAAATGGGGAGTTTTATGATGACTCTAAAATGGAGTTTGAAATCCGTTTTAGAGCACACGATAAAAATGCAGGCAGTAATCAAACAATTTTTAAGGGTGGTTCTGAAAATAACGGCGTAGCAATAGGTATTAACACTAGCGGTGATTTGGGTATTTATGGTAGAAGCGGCGGTACCTTAACAAGCATAAAAATAGCCTCAGCAAATTATAGTGATGATGTCTGGTATATAGTAAGAGCCAGCCATACAAAAATAGAATTACAAAGAGTAAGTGATGGTGGAATACAGTCAAGTAATACTGGGACTGTTACAGCTTCAGAAGGTAATGATAGGTGTTCTGTATCCTATTCTTCTGCTGGTAAAATACTTTCTGGTACTTCTGGGACAGGCGACTATTTTGAAGGTGATATAGGAGAAGTTTTTGTATGGGACTCTTCACAAGGTGGTGTTCCATTTGTAGGTAATGTTGTATACCAAGAAGCATCTACAGATACTTCTAGTACAATAACCTTCACCTCAGATGCCACTGGAAATGCAACTAGACAATTTTCAGCAACTTTATCCGGGGCGGTAACATTAGCCGCAAACCTTTCACATACTAAAAATTTTCCTGTAACTTTATCTGGTACAGGCACTGTTAATGCAGAGCTGCTTTTTGGTGGTGATGCAATAACAGTGGGGCTTGAAGGTTCTGGGTTTTTAACAGCAGACCTTACAAAGTATCCTAAGCCTTTAGATGTATCTATTTCGGGTACAGGTACTTTAGCAGCAGCACTTACAGAGACGGTTGAACAGTTTGTAGTTTCTTTAAGTGCTTCTGCTAGTGTATCTTGCAACGTATCAACGCTTCCTAAGTTAGATGCTTCATTAAGCGGGTCAGCAAGTCTTGAAGTTTCATTAAGATTTACAGTTTCCGAAAGCGTATCTGATACTCTTACTTTTAGTGATGATGCAACAGATAGTTACAAATTAGTTTTACCTTATCTAGTAGACCCTATTACTTTTACTAGTGATGTCGTAGTATCAAATATTTTAACTATTGACGTTTCTAATGTATTAAATTTAACAGGCGTAGCAACAAGAAATTCTATATCTATAAAAGCTGTTTCAAGCACTTTAGGCTTTACACAAGATAATATTAATTATACGGGTATTACTGACTCTGTAATAGTTGTAAATTTAAAAGAAAAAACTTATGTAGTTTTGGAAGCACCTTTTGAAGCTATAGATGCTGTCATTATTTTACCAAACCCTTTACATACCGATACAGAAAATTTAATATCTAGTATTAATTTGCGACGATCTATGAATAATAAAAAATACACATACGTAAAATCTTCAGATAATAGAATCTTAAGATATACTTTTACTTTAAATAGAAATAAAGCTTTAGAATTACAAGATTTCTTTAGATTTTATAATGCAAACTTTATGAAAATGAGTAATTGGAAAGGTGAAATTTGGAAAGTCCAACTAAAAACTAACCCTATTGACTTTTCGCAAGTCACAAGATACAGCCCTACAGGGGCACGTGTAGATGTTAATTTAGAATTTGAAGGGACTCGGGTATATGCCTAAAATATTTTTAAGCGGGACGTTAAAGCCATCTACTTTTTTAAAAAGAATGTCTGCTCATCGAGATGTTTCTGAAGGGTCAGGCCGTAGGCTTATTGCTGAAAGAAAAATACTGGGCTTTAATACTCGTTTTTATAGTGATGGTACACGTGCTGTTCAAAGATTAGATTTAACAGAAACAGAACAATTTGATTCTCAAGTTTTAAGATTTGCACATGCTAGTATTATAATTAATGAACCAGTAGGCGATAAAAATGCCTGTTGGGTAGATGCTACTAAAAATCCTGTAGAAATTATTTTATTTAATAAGCCTATTAAATCATTTTTAAAAGATACAAAACAGCTTGTAAGCTCTGGTAAATGTGATCCAGACTTTGTTTTAGACTCTCCTTTAGGAAAGATTTCGGAGTTAAGCCATGAGTGAAATGTCTGATTATTTGGAAGATGAATTGATCAAACATATCTTCCGAACAGGTTCTTTTACAAAGCCTACAGTAATTGCTATGGCTTTGTTAACCACTGCTGCTGTAGATGGTGACACTGGTGTTTTTACAGCTGGTACGGGTGTCGAAGTTACTAATGCAGGTGCCTATGTACGTCAAGCTAGGAACCCATTAGATGCTAATTGGTCAGCACCTTCGGCGGGTAATGGTCAAACACAAAATGTTGCAGCTATTACTTTCCCGCAAGCTACTGCTTCATGGGGTACTGTCTTGGCTATGGCTATTGTTGACAGCGCAACTCACAATGCTGGCAATATGTTATTACACAGTACTGTAGACACTTCGCGTACTATTGACAGTGGTGATACTGCAGAATTTGCAGCCACTTCCATTACTATAACAATGGCGTAATTATGGACTCTCCAGTTTTTGTTAACCCTTTAGACAGAAAAATATTTTGGTTAGCGAGTTATCCTAAATCAGGTAATACTTGGGTCAGGATGTTTTTGAATGCCTATATAACAGGGTTTCCAGTTAATTTAAATTCCGCTTATCAATTTGTAAGCGGAGACTTTAGACCAGAACTTTTTCAAATGATGGTCACACGGCCTATTAACCAATTAACAATAAAAGAGCAGTACTATTTTTACCCTGGTCTTTTATTAAACATTCTAGGGATGAGTAACACTTTATACGTTTGCCTAAAAACACATCATGCAAAAGTTAAAGTAGATGAAATCCCTTTAATCCCTGTAGAACTTACTGAAAAAGCTATTTATGTAATGCGTGACCCAAGAGATATTGTTCCAAGTCTTGCAGACCATTTTGGGTTAACTTTAGACAAAGCTATAGACTTTTTAGGAAATGAACAACAGGGGGCAGAGCAAAAAGGCACGGGCTTAACACATCTTCTTTTATCTTGGAGATTACACGTTAAAAGCTGGGCGAGCAAACCTAGCCCCATAGAAACTATAATTATTAAATATGAAGAACTTCTAGGTAATCCAAGAGGTACTTTCGAAAAAATTATAGCAGCTTTTAATTTTGAAATGGACGAAGCTCGTTTTGACTTTGCTTTAGAACAAACTAAATTTAAGAACCTTCAAAAAATGGAACAAGAAGGTACTTTTAGAGAAAAGTCTTCAGAGAGCAAAAAGTTCTTTAGGGAAGGAAAAGCTGGCAATTGGAAAAACGTATTAAGCAGAGGGCAAGCAAAAAGAATTGAATCAGAGCATCGTGAAGAGATGAAAACTTTTGGGTACCTTTAATGGCAACTTTTTATGTAGATGATACGGCTGGAAGCGGCACTGCCCCATATGATACATGGGGTAAGGCTGCAACCAGTTTTGAGGATGTTTTTGAATTCTAAATTGACTTACATAATGTTGCTACTTACCGAGCTATAAGTAGTTATGAATATAAATTAGATTGTATTTACACAAGAGTTTTTGTAGACACAAATATAGGTGTTATTAACGTTTATCCTTTAATAGTGTACAGTTAAATGCCTAGAGTAGATTACAATACCAAGCAAGCCTTCGATTCAGCATATGATGTTGATGTTGAATGGGATACTGGTAGACCCCAAAACAGAAAAGGTGTACGCTTAAAGTACTCAAGGGCAGTACTGTTGCCTTTAATAGAGACACGTGCTTTAAAATTGCTAGAAATTTTTAATTGGCCAAGTACCATAAAACTTTTAATAGTTGGTGGTGGCTTTGGGTGGCTTGCCGAAGTCCTTGAAGAGCATTTTAATTTTAATAATATAGCGGTTACAGATACTTCTAATTACGTACACTCTTCAAAAAATGTATCAGAAGATGAAGACATATTTGAAGCCATAAGGGGGACAGGATTAGATCCTAATTATGGAGAAGGGTCCATAATAAAAAGTAGAATACTTGGGAAAGCGAGAGGTGAAGGAGTAAGGACAAGACACTCTAAAGGCGTTCTTAATGAATCCTTAAAAAATAATGGGAGTAGAGCCAGAGTAAAAAATCAACTTGGCGGCAACCCAGATGTAATATTAACAGAGGAAGTTATTACTTGTTTAGAAGATTCAGAAACAATTAACTTATCACAAGATTTACATTTTTTATGTGACACAATTATACATTTAACAACTGAGCTACTCCCTAATAATCTACAAGATCTATCCTATAACTGGAAAACATTAGATGACTGGAAACAGTTACTGCCTAATGATACTTTATTGTCATTAAATACTTGGAGGGTTATTTAATGCCTACAACAATAAAAACCTCAAGTGGAACGGTAAATTCCCAATGTATTTGTCAAGATGGTACAAGTGTAAACGTTAGAATTGTTGCTAGGGATTCTGCTAACGGTACTATTGAATGTTGGTGGTTCTTTAATGATACTTGGTCACTTGTTGACGATGCCGATGCTCCAGCTGTAACTGGTACCCTTGTAGGCCCTGTTTGCTCAATAGCTTTAAAAGGCGACTCTGAAGTAATTGCAGCATATCTGGATGATTCTGCATCTAGTCCAGCGTTAACAGTCGCAAGATGTGGCACACCGCAATCAAGTTCACCCAGTCAATGGGGTACAGCTTCAGCCATAGATAGCTTTGGTTCCCATAATTTAGACGAAGCTAATGGTGGTTTCGTCGGGATGTCTAATGCAGGTTCTGCAGGGGTTATTTTATATTCTGGAGACCTTGATAAAGTTCATGGAACAGATTACTCTAGGGTAGACTATGCAGTTTTTCTTTCCGGGGCATGGTCCACAGGTCGTCAGATAGGCGGTACAAGCTCTGATCAAATAAATTATTATCCTTATAGTATAACACCAGTTTCATATAACGATGGTACTTATGATAGGACATGGATAGGTTATATTGATGGGTCTACAGGTTACTTGTGGTCTTATAACCTGGGTTGTTCAACCACTACAACAATATCTGCTAATAATACACAAATAACTTCTACATCTTTAAATACTATTTCTTCAAATCTTATGCGGCAAGGTGTAAATATTGGGCAGTATGATAATTCTGGTACAAGAGTAGTGACGTTCTTTTATTCATTAAGTGGTAGTTCAGGCACAGTAAGATCAAGAAGTTTTCATAATGGTACACTACAAACTGAAAAAATATTATCTAGTTCGGCAGCAAATGATAACTCTTTTGTATGTAGTATAACTTCTGATGATGAAACAAATACTCATTACGGAGTATACAACCCATCTGGCGGTGATAACAGAAATTATAAAACTTCTATAGCTGAAGCCGCTTGGGGTAATGATACTTCTTTAATAACTGCAGAAACTAGTGTAGCTCCAGCGGTTCAGATAATCTCAAATGGGACTTCCAAAAACCTAACAATAGTTTGGAGTTCCTCAAATGGGAATAATTTGTATTATGACAAATTATCTTTTGGTCAGACAGAACCCCTTGTTGTAACTTGTTCAGCTTCGGGTACGCTGGCAGGGAGTCTTAAAAAAACAAGAAGTCTTTCTGCCACTCTATCTGGAACGGGCACACTTTCTGCTGCTTTAGATTTTGCTATAGTCTTAGAACCTTTAGTGGCTACATTTAATGGGGCAGCTACTTTATCAGCTGACCTATCTTCTAGTACACCTTTAGCGGCTAGTCTTTCTGGTTCTGCTTTAGTAACTGCTAACCTTAAAAAGAAGACACAGTTTTCTGCTGCCCTGTCGGGTATAGGTACATTAGCCGCTTCCTTAACGAAGACAAAAAGTCTCTCTGCCACTTTGGCAGGTACAGGTACGCTAGCTAGTGCTTTAAACAAAACAAGAAATCTTTCTGCTTCTGTAGGAAGCGTAGGTACGTTAGTAAGTGCCTTTGAAAAGACAAGAAGCATAGTTGCTGATGTAACAGGCACAGGTACGTTAACTGCTTCCTTAACAAATACAATAAGTCTTTCTGCAACTTCTAACAGTACAGGTACACTAACGGGTTCCTTAACAAGGACTCTAAGATTTTCTGCCACTTTGGCAGGTACAGGTACTCTTTCTTGTACCTTAGGAGTAGCCAAAAGTGTTTCTGTTACCCTTGCGGGTACAGGTACGTTAGTTGCTTCCTTAACGAAGACAAGAAGCCTAGTTGCTGACGCAACAGGCACAGGTACGTTAACTGCTTCCTTAACGAAGACAAGAAGTCTAGTCGCTGATGCGGCAAGCACAGGTACGCTCTCAGGTTACATTAACCTTAATAGGAGTCTTTCTGCTTCTCTCACTGGTACTGCACAAATTGCTTGTAACTATTTTGAACGTACCTTTATAGCTTGTTCCCTAAGCTCTAATGCTACTCTTTCTGGCACCCTTACTCTTAATAGAAATCTTTCTGCTTCTGTAGGAAGCGTAGGCACATTAGCAGGTTCTCTAACAAAGACAAGAAATCTTTCTGCTTCTGTAGGAAGCGTAGGCACATTAGCAGGTTCTTTAAAGAGAATAAGAAGCCTAGTTACTGACGCAACAGGCACAGCCACCCTTTCTGCTGATATTAATCTTAATTTGCAGCTTAGTACGTCCCTAGATGGGGTAGCCACAGTAACAAGTGCCTTAGAGCGTACCAGAAGTCTTAGTACGGCTCCTAATGGGCTAACTACAGTAACAAGTGCCCTGGAGCGTACCAGAAGTCTTGCAGTTAGCACTGCTGGCACAGGTTCCCTGGCGGTAGATCTTTTACAATACACATACTTAGCGACTACTTTGACAGGCACAGGTACGCTTGCAGCTAATTTAGAAAGAACTGTTCAATTATCTGCTTCTTTTGCAGGTACAGGTACTCTAGCATCAGAGCTTATTGAACGCTCTTATTTAAGTGCTACGGCTACTGCTGTAGCTACCTTAATGGGTAATCTTAAAGGTACATTATCTGCTACACTTGCAGGTACCGCTTCAATAGATGTTAATCTTACAGATGCCGCCGGTCTTAATGCTACCTTAGACGGCTCTGCTGCTGTAGCGGCTACTTTAATAGTTAACAGAGAACTAGATGCCTCCTTAGTAGGTACAGCTTCGGTAGTAGCCGATCTAACAAGATCCAGAAGTCTATCTGCTATACTTGCAGGTACCGCTTCCCTTACAGGCTCTCTTAAAGGTACTTTATCGGCTAGTACGACAGGCACAGGCACTCTAGTAGCAGATCTTTCTAAGAGCAGTCAGCAAGCCCTAAGTGCTACAGCTACTGCCATAGGCACGTTAGGAGCTGCCTTAGAAAGAACTGTCGCTTTAGATGCTACCGCCGCAGGCACAGCCACTCTTGCTGGTATTATTAATCTTAATAGAAAGCTATCTGCTACGGTTACTGCCATAGGCACAGTAGCAAGCTCTCTTAATCTTAATAAAAAACTTACCGCTAGCTTAGTTAATACGGGCACCCTAGTAGCAGATCTTTCTAAGAGTAGTCAGCAAGCCCTAAGTGCTACAGTTACTGCCGTAGGCACATTAGCGGTTGCCTTAGAAAGAACTGTTGCTTTAGATGCTACAGCAGCAGCCACAGCTACGCTTGTAGCAGACTTATCGGTTGGAGCAGAAAAGAATTTATCTGTTACGGTTACTGCCGTAGCTACGTTAGCGGCTAACCTAGAAAGAACGAGAAGTCTTACGACTAGTGCGACAGGCACAGGCACACTAGTAGCAAACTTATCAGCGGGTGCAGAAAAGAATTTGTCTGTTACGGCTACTGCCGTAGGCACATTAACAGGTTCTCTAACAAAGACAAGAAGCCTTTCCGCTAGTGCCTCAGGGTCAGCTACAGTAGCAGCTAATTTAGAAAGAACAAGAAGCCTATCCGTTAGTGCGGCAGGCACAGGTACTCTTACAGGTTCTTTAGAAGAGTCTACAGATTTAAGTGTTACAGCTACAGCAGTAGCTTCAGTGGCCGCTAATCTAACTGTAGAGACACCTGGATTAACAGTTTCTTTAAGTAGCACCAGTAATCTTTCAGGTAATCTTAACCGTAATAGAAAACTTTCTTTAGCCTTATCTGCTTCTGGTAGCTTAGATGCTGACTTAAAAAGGACAAGAAATCTTTCAGCTACCGCTGGAGGGCTTGCTACGCTAATAGCAGACCTTGAAGAAAAGACTTTATTCTCTTGTGTTTTTAATACTTCTTCGCAAACATCTTCTGCATTGGTTAGAACAAGAAGCTCTTATGTATCGTTAAGTGGAGTAGCTCTTTTAAGTTGCAATTTTAGTAGGTCAAGATCGTTATCTGTTGGGGTAGATGGTCTTGCAAATTTATCTGTTGACCTTATTAAAACGGCACCTTTTAAAGCTTGGCGTGTAACCAAATATAACACACTTTACACATAGGGGTCAAAATGGGATTTTTAAAGAGTGTTCCTGTAACGGGCTTTGCTTTTGGCTTAATTAATAAAGAAACCGGAGCATCCGTAACTTCAGGAACAGTTAATGTTTATATTACTAAAGATGGTGGTACTCAGCAAGTAGGTTCATATACGCCTGAACATGAAGGTAATGGTCAATGGACTATTAACCTTTCCGGCGATGAAATGGATGCTGACATAGTTGGCATCATTATTACACATACAGATGCCATACCACAACATTTTACTATTAAAACAGAAATAGAGGAAGACACTTCCGCTATAACTATAATTACTGCCACAAGTACAGGTACATCTATAACAGGGCAGTTTGAGTATTATGGAAGTATGGAAGGAGCAAATAATTATTTTATAAAAAGATTAAATACAGGTGCTTGGGATAGTGCTCTTTATAATGATAGAGAAGCTGCACTTATTCAAGCTACTAGAAGTATTGACAAATTAAATTATGCTAACAGTAAAGCAGAATCTTCGCAGAACTTACAGTTTCCGAGAGGAAACGATTCTACTATTCCTGCGGAGATTGAGTACGCTTGTTATGAAATAGCTTTAAGCCTATTGGACGGTGTAGATATAGAGCAGGAAGCTCAAACTATTGGTGTTTCTTCAGAAGGTTACTCAGGGGTACGTACAACCTACGACGTTTCCTACCATAACGAGCATATAAGGGCAGGTATCCTAAGTATAGAAGCTTGGGGCTTTTTAAAGCCTTTCCTTAGAGACCCGTTAGCACTGAGGGTAAGTAGGGTTAGTTAAAAGGAAGAAAAATGGCAGACGACATTAATAATGAAAATGAAGAAGTAGAAGATCAGGAATCTACCGAGGGTGCAGAAGATGTTTCTTTATCAAATTTAATAAAGAAGCACAATCTGCAAGATGAACTTAACACTTTGATGGCTGACAATCGTCGCAAGCTAACAAAGCAGAATACAGACTTAATTAAGCAACTAGAAGGCTTTAAGAATGCTGCTAATACTACGCAGCAACAACGTGATGAACTTCAAGCACGTATCGAGCAACTAGAAGTTCAGCATATGTCTAAAGAAGAATTAGCAAAACGCGAAAAACAAAAAGAACAACGCAAATACAAAGAAGACGTTACACGATTAGAAAAAGATTTAGAAGGTTGGCGTGACTTGTATACAACGTCCACAATTGAACGTTCGCTACAAGATGCAGCTATTACAGGTGAGGCCGTACAACCCGGTCAACTAGTAGAAATTCTTAAAAATAAAACAAAACTTTCAGAAGTCTTAGATGAGGGGCAACCTACGGGTAAGTATGCCCCAGTAGTTAAATTTGCTGATATGAATGAGGAAGGCAAACCAGTAATGTTGGAGCTTTCCCCAGCAGACGCTATTAAAAGAATGAAGGAAATGCCAGAACATCATAACCTTTTTAAAGGTACTGCTTCTGGCGGTCTTGGAGAAACCGGCGGTGCTCATAGCCCCGGCGGAACTCCTTCCATAGACATTTTAAAAGACCCGGCAAAATACGTCGAATGGCGGAAGAAGAATCCAGACTTAGACATTTCAGGTTTTAGGAGATAATAAATGGCAAATCTACTTGACGCCTATATTCCAGAAATATGGGTTAACGAGTCAGTAGCAATTCTCGTAGAGAATATGGTGGTTGCTAATCTTATCCACCGTAATTTTTCTTCGGACGTTGCTCGCTTTGGTGACATCGTGCATACACGAAAACCGGGTGAGTTCACAGCAAAACGTAAAGTAAATGCTGACTCTGTAACAATTCAAGATGCAACTGCAGCTGATATTCAGGTGCCTCTTGACCAACACATCCACACTAGCTTTATGATTAAAGATGGTGAGGAGACGAAAAGCTTTAAACAGTTACGTGACGAATATCTGTTCCCCGCTGTACTGTCTATTGCACGTTCAGTGGACCAAGTTATTCTTGGTGAAATGACTTCGCTCTATGTTAATGGTGAAGGTATTGCTGGAGGTCTTTCGACCACCAACATTATTAAATATATTGTTGAGACACGTAAGCGTCTTAATATTAATAAGGCTCCTGAACAGGACCGTAGTCTTATTTTAACACCAGATACGGAAGCTATTGCTTTACAGACTGGTACATTCCATGAAGCCGACAAAGTTGGCGACAATGGAACTGCTTTGCGTGAAGCTTCGCTTGGGCGTAAGTTCCAATTTAATACGTTCATGTGTCAAAATGCTTCTAACTTTGCAGATATTCCTGCAAATGCTAGTCAGCCTTTAGTTGACTTGTCTGCTGGTTATCCTATTGGAACGACAACGTTCCATGTTGACACTGCCGGTTCTGCTTTAGCGGTAGGCCAGTGGTTAAGTGTAGGTGGTGCCCTTCATCGTGTTACGGCTTTGGGTACTTTAGCTACGCAGGATATTGACGTTACGGTTTCTCCCGGTCTTCGGGTAGCTGTTGCTGATGATGATCCCGTAACCATTGGTGACGAAGGTGCTGTTAACCTTGTAGCAGGTTATGCTGCTGGTACTGTTGGGGAAATAGCTATTGACGCAATTGTCGGAAGTATTCCGGTAGGCTCATTGGTTTCTTTCTCAACTCCTGGTACTCCTAATGTTGCTAAGTCTGGTGTATATTCGGTTGTTGAAACCACTGACAGTGGTGGCAATACGATTGGTATCACTTTGCATAAGCCTTTAGGTGTTGCTCTGGCTGATGACGATGTTGTTCAATTTGCCCCTCCGGCACAATTGAACCCAGCTTTCCATCGTAATGCTATTACTATGGTTAGTCGTCCTCTGGCTCCTGCCCCAGCGGGCTTGGCTCTGTCAGCAGTTGCCAATTTTGGTGGTGTTGGTATCCGTATTACTATGACGTATGATGGAAATAAGCAAGGTACGCTTGTTACAGCGGACCTTCTTTGCGGTATTCAAACCCTTGATACGAATCTTGGCGGTTTGTTGATTGGCTAAAGATGCATACAAAACTTAAATTTATCCGAAATGTAATCTACAAGCTTGAGCGTTCCTATGGGACGCCCGTAGATTACCATATTGTAGACCAGCATACTACAGATCCTGAAACAGGGGTCAAGACTAATGTTTTACAAGTAATTAAAATTAATAAAGCTGCGGTATTAAGAGCCAGAGAATATAGAAGTTTTGTGTACGATTTAGCTTACATTTCAGCAAACAAAGATTTTACGGCAGGTGCATTTTTTGATCCTGAAGACAGAAGGATTATTATTAGGGCTTCCCATCTTAATGGGCATGTTCCTCAAATAGATGATTATCTTATAATTAATAACTTCCTGTATACAGTAACAGAAGTATTTAATTATTCTGGTGACTATGCTTATGAGCTTGTTACAAAGAAGCTTAAAGGTTCTATTATTGTTAGAATCGTTACAGGCTTAAATGTATTAGACTTTCAGCATACAGCCACATCACTAATTAAAGGTCTATTAGACCGTGACGTATCTTCAGAACTTGTGCTTACCCAAGATCTTAAAGAGGTGCCATAATGGCTGAAGTGTTAAGAAAAACTGCTTCTAGTCAATTGACTATGGATTATCTTCTTAGTGTCGAACTGGCACAAGATGAGAAACATATTAGTTGGGTAAAGTGGCTTTATGCTTCGGTTAACAAACATTTTATGGATCGTAAAGGATCTTATAATTTGTATATTGAGGGTGATGAAAGAGTATTTCAAAACGAGTCAGAATTTGCAGAATTACGTATTGATGGGCCTTTTATAAAACAGCCTCAAAAGAATTTATATTATTTTGATTTAGAAATTAATGTGCTTATTCAAACTCATTTAGACCCAAATAAGCTCTACAAAAATTTAGAAGCTATTGGGGTCTTTACAAAAGCATTTTCAAATACCATATGTGTTTACCGTTATGGTGACGGTATTTTTGACACTAGTACGTTGATGGGTGAACTTCATCTTCAACGTGATCTGGGTGAAAATGTTGATATTAATAACTATTCAATAATTAAGGAAGATACTCGTTTGACTCAATCGACGATTGAGGGTCACTATCGCTTAGAACTTTGGACTGGAGTTTGATCAATGGCTAAAATCGATCTCAAAGAAGTAACCATCAAAATTTTCGATGGAACTCTTGGTACAGCTACGTTGGATTCGACCAACGCTGATGCTGATCTTACCTTTACGGCTAAAAGCCGGCACATTGGTACTGATAAAATCAGTGTCACTTTAGCAGACCCTGCAGCAGCTAGTGCTTCTTTAGGTGTTGTTGTGACAGGTCGCGACATTGTCGTGAACCTGGCTACCTCAACAGGTAGTGCCATTACGAGCACTGCTGCATTAATCAAGACAGCAATTGAAGCTTTGCCTGCGGCGAATGCTTTAGTTACTGTTGCCCTTGAGACTGCTGGGACTGGAGTTGTTGAAGCTATAGCTAAGACGACTTTGGATGGTCAACAGTCTTTAACTGCTAAGGTTGGAGAAGGTAACTTGTCGTACAGTGAGCATCGCAATGTCGAGTTCACTCGTGACCGTGGTTTGTTGGATACTGTTCGTGAAGCAGATGAAGAGCCTGTTGATGTCTCGATGGATATCACATGGGAAGAACTTACTGCCATGACTGGTGATCCGCCGACCATCGAAGATGCCTTAAAGAACATTGGAGAAGCGTCAGCTTGGATCACTACTGCTGATGACCAGTGCCAGCCTTTCTGCGTGGATATTGAGTTCCACAATGCTCCGAATTGTACTGGTACGGATGACGAATTTATCACTTTGGAAGAGTACTACTACGAGACACTCGACCATGATATGCGTGAAGGTACCATTTCAACGAGTGGGCGATGTAACCGTAAGCAAGCTACTGTTCGTCGTGTAGCAGCAGCTGATATTGCGTAAATACTTTAAAATCCTGAGGAGGAGTTATGCGTTACAAAGGTCGAAAAATTGAAGGACGAAATAGTGATATCCTTGTTCTTATAAAGAATGGGGAAAAGATTATGTTTAAAGCAGAAGCGGTTTCTGATTATGCTGCTTTTGAAAAACTTGTACCCCTTCCTACGCCCCCTCAGGTCTTACGACCTGGGGGCGTCAGGGAGGCTAATATCCATCACCCTGAATACAAAAAAGCTTTAGAAGCATATGCTGAAAGCAAAACTAATTACCTTATAATTAAATCTCTTGAAGCTTCACAAGATGTGGAATGGGATAATATTGATGCAACGAAACCAGATACTTGGAAAAATTGGAAAACAGAATTAACAGAATCTGGATTTACTGAGATTGAGATATTAAGAATTGTTCAATTGTGTACTAGAGTTAATAGCCTTGATGATGAAATGTTGGAAGAGGCTAAGAACGATTTTTTGCGTCAAGCCTCTCAGCCAGAAGAATAGTCTTACCGTCTGGGAGGACAGCAAAGTACATTATTTGGAGGGCGTGCGAACGTTTTAGTCTTCTGCCGCCTGGATTACATGCCAAGTTTGAAGACAACTCACCTTGGCAGCAAGCTTTGATAATTGCCTTTGAAAACATTCGTGAAATTGAAGAGGTAAAAATGTATGTTAACAGTCAAAGGCACAATGCTGGGCTTGGCTAGAGGTAAAAGGTCTTTACGGGCTGAAATAGAAAAAGCAACTAGAGAAGGATTTATAGCTGGTGTCCGTGAATGGGTGAGAGCAGCTGTTGAAAGCACGCCAGTATATACTGGTACAACTATGGGGACATTTGCACCCTTAGGAAGAGTAATTAAACAGCATGTTCCACCTGTTTCACCTATTAACAGTGCAGCTAGCGCAAAAAAATATTTTATATACCCTAAAGGTGGTAAAAAATATCCATTAGGTTTTGACTATGCAGCATCAGAAGCTCAACCTTATTCTAAGTATAACATAAAACCAAACTTAGGAGATATTTCTAGGGTTGAGCATATTACAGGAAATGCTAAACAGACTTTAGATTTTCAATTCTCGTTTTCACATCTTCTGCCATATGTAATTTGGAATAACACTACCCCGGGACCAATATGGATGAATCTTAAAAAAGAAACACCCTGGGATACTTTGAAAAAAGCTGATGCAGCTATGTCTTTAAGGCTAGGCCAGCTTAATAAAGAATTAAGATTAATAAAAACGAAAGGTATATTGGGGCGTTCAGTGTTAGCTGGTTCCGTTAAGTTTTTCAGGATTGAGATAAAAAATGGCTGAACCAAACACTAGTGTCTTTAGGTATGCTGTCGAAGGTCTCAACCAATTAACAAGGGCACAAGCTGCTCTTGAAAAGTTGGGCCTTTCGCATCAGCAGTTAGCTAGCAAACTGTCTAGCTTTAACCAAAAGACAACTAAGGTTGCAACTTCTTATACTGCATGGAGTAAAGAAGGTTTTGCTGTAACTGTCTCACAAGAAAGACTGGGACAACAGTTGCTCGCCCAGAGCACTCATATTGATGAAACTAGACAAAAAACAGATTCTTTAGTACTATCTACAAAACAACTTAATGCAGCTATAAAAGGTCTTGGTTATGATAAAACAATAGCAGATCAAAGTAAACTTATAACAGGGCTGACGGCAGAAAATGCTGCTCTTAAAAAGAAAGTAAGTTCTCAAGAGAGTGTGGCAGCTGCCACAGACAGAGCTACACAAGCTACAAGAGCACAGACTGCTGCGAGTAAAGAAAACTTAGCTATTATTCGGGCACAAACTAAAGCTGTCCAAAATTTAGTAGCTGCAAATATCCCTAACTCAGGTGTACAAGCTCCTGGTGCTATACCTTCTGGCACTGTAGCCCAAAACTTTGTACCTATACCTAAGAAACAATTAGAAACAGTAACACAAGAAGTAGTTAACCTTGACAGGCAACGTGAAGCTGTTAGTAGGGTTGTTCAAAGTCTTGAGACTAAATATGCTGCCCAAGTAAAACTTAAAGGTATAGATGCAGCTGCTTCTGAAACTTTAAGGCAGCAAATCTCTACCCAGCTACAACATGAAACAACTTTAAGAAATAATACTAAAGCTGTTATTCAAAACTTTGAAGCCGAGCTGCGTAGTAAAGGCGTCAAAGAACAAATAATTGTTGGGCTAAAAACTCTTATAAATGCAGAGAGACAAGCTGCTGTAAGAGTAGATCAATTAACTACCTCTAATTTAAAAACAGTAGCAGCACAACAAGCTCTTAATGCTGCTATTTCTAGTTCTGGAAAGTCTTATAGTTCGGCTACGGGCTTTGCAACAGCTTACAGTTCTGCATTAGCCAAATTAACAGCAGACCTTAAAGCTGCTCAACTAAGTTCATCCAAATCTTTATTTTTAGGTAAGGTTGGTTTGTCTGGGTCGCTTGACCCTAAAGCTCTTGCTGCTGTAACGGCGGCTCAGCAAACACTTAGTACTAAAACAAAAGCTTTCTTAGGGCTGCCTCTAGGGCCAAGTTTAAATAATATTAACGAAGCCTTTAAGAAGGTTTCAGTATCTACTAAAGAATTCGGTTTCCATATTCACGGTCTTTTAAGTAGGGTTGTTATAGGCTCTCTTATAGCTCGATCTATAGGCTTAATTACAAGAGCCTTTAGTGAAGGTATAAGAACTGTTGAAGAATTTACTATACGTATTGGTGAAGTTAGGACAATTTCCCAATCCAATCAGTTAGCTACTCAACAATGGACAGACTCTTTACGTGACTTATCTGATGCTTGGGCCTTACCTTTATTAGATACTGTTGAAGGTGCCTATCAATCTATATCTAATCAAATAGCCAAAGGTGCAGAGACAACAGCCTTTATGGCTGAAGCACAACGGTTTGCACTTATAGCTGTTACTTCTACTGAAAATTCAGTCAATCTTTTAACTGGTGCTCTAAATGCTTATGGGTCAGGTGCAGAAAGAGCTAGAGAAGTTTCGGATGTCTTCTTTAAGACTATTGAATTAGGTAGGTTACGTGCTGACGAAATAGCTAATACGTTTGGGCGTGTAGCAATTTTAGGTAATCAATTAGGCATAAGTATTGAAGAGCTAGGTGCTTCACTAGCTACTCTAACTATTCAAGGTATTGGAGCCCAGGAAGGTATGACCTTCCTAAGAAATGTTTTATTAAAGCTTGTCAGACCTACTGACAGAATGCGGGAGATTTTTGATTCTTGGGGCGTATCTTCTGGTGAAGCAGCAATAGCGGCTTTTGGTTTTGAAAATGTTTTAAAGAAATTAGCTGCAAGGGCAGAAGCTTCTAATGATCCGCTTGATGAATTGGGCGAAGCGTTTGGTCGTATTAGAGCTATTGTAGGTGCAGTTGGTCTAACTTCAGCTTTTGACAGATTCCAAGAAAACTTAGCAGAAATTAAAAAAGGTGCCGATAGTGCCGAAGAAGCTTTACGGCTTGTCCGAGAAACAGTAGGATTCCAATTTAAACAAGAATTAAATAAACTAAAGAATTTTTTAACAGTAGATATTGGAATTGGCTTACAGTCTGCTTTTGTTGATCTTAATAAAAATTTCTTAAGTTTAACTACTACGGCTAAAGTTTTGACTCAAGCTGTCAAAGTTTTAGGCTCTGCTCTTACAGGTATTGCATTAGGTAAAATAGTTACTTCTACAGTTGCTTGGGCTACTAACTTAATAACTGTCCAGAAAAATATTTTAGGTACAGTTACCGCTACTAATACTCTAAGATTAGCTTGGGCTTCTCTAACTTCTGTAGTGTCTGTTGCAACCTTAGGGTGGGGAGCCTTTGGCATTGCAGCAGTTGGTGCTTTTTCTTTAATTCGTAGAGAGATAAAAAGAACTCAAGGTAGTATTTTTGATCTTGCTAGAGGTGAAATAGCAGCTGCTCAAGCCGCAGCTAATGAAAGATTAGACATAGAATTAAGGGTACTTTCAGCAAAACAAGATGCTACTAAATCGGCCTTTTTAACAGCGACACAATTTTACAGGTCTGAAGTAGCTGAAATACGGGCAGCCCTAAATGAATTATCAAAATTAAGCAATACTCAAGAAGCATTTAAAGAACTTACTTTAGAGTTAGATCTAAAAGCTCTTGAAGATACCGGGCAGCTTGATGCAGCTGCAAAACTTATACAAAAAGAATTATCAGAAATCTTTAAAGCAGCATCAGTAACACCTGTTGCTGATTTTGATGCTTTTAAAGAAATGAGTAAGCAAGTTCAACAACTTACTCAAAGATTAGAAGACTACCAAGGTAAACGTTCCTTTGTTAATGACCAGCTTAGTAAAAATGCCAATGGTGAAGTTTTAATATTAAGAGGTGCTAATAAATTATTAAGAAATAATGTTACATTAATTGAACGTAGCAGTAAAGCATTGGATACTACTAACAGGCAAACTATACAAACTATTACTGGGGCCAGAGATTTTGCAAAAGCACAAAGAGACGCTTTTTCAAACTTGCTAAAAGAAAAACAAAAACTTGCAGCTGAAGGCGGTGACGTTGACAGAAGGACACTTTTAAGTCAGCAAAAAATTCTTGATACTCTTGAAGACTCTGTAGGAAAAACATCCAAAGACGCTGAAGTCGGTATCAGTTTAATACAAGAAACAGCTACTAAAAACTTTAAGGACGCATCTTCTACTTTACAGACAATACGGGATCAAATTGTAAATTTAAATGCTGCCACACCTGGAGTTATTAAAAGAAGTGTTGCACGTCTTTCTACTGCTAGGCTTGAAGATGGTACTGTTCAACCATCTGTAAATCTTGACAAAATTCTAGACGGCATTGAAAAAGCAAAAGAAGCAAAAGAAGTCTTTACAGAGATTATAAAGGAAATAGATGTTTTAAAAGAGAAAGTTGAACTTTCTACTGAAGGAAAATTCGTCCCTGGCTTAGAAGAGTCTATAACTTCTCTTCTAGCCAAAGTTGATAAAGCTGTAATTGCTTTCAAAAGTTTTGATAAGGTCTTTAGTAGTAATAAAGACACAGAAGTAAGTATTAAATCTCTAGCCCAAGCTGTTGTTGAATTAGGCAAAGAGATTAGTGATGGCTTAAATTCTGCAGAAGCAAGTAATAATCTTAATAAGTTGAGCCAGTTACTGGCACTTGTAAAGGGTAATGTTTCTGATCTTGGCGTCGAACTTAAAGGTCTTGAAAGCAATGAAAAACTTGCACGCCTTGGGGATGAACTCAAATTAGATAAAGACGCCTTTGAAAGTGTTAAGCCACTTTTGGAAACAGTTATAACTCTTAAAGATGAATTATTAAAAACAACACAAGCAACAAATTTCTTAGGGTCTGAGACAGCTAATCAAACTTCTGCGGCTGTTCAAACTGCTACAGAAATACAAAAACAAAGTGTTGCACGCTTTATACAATTTCTTACTAATAGTCTGTCTGATTTAAATGCAAAAGCAGAAGAAACAAAAGACACTGTAGTCCAAGAAAAATTAGCAAAACTAAAAGAAGATTTGGCATTAGTTGAGCAAAGCTTAACACAAAATGTCAGCTACCAAAGTATAATAACAAACCTTATAGATATTGGTATACAAGCAACACAAGTACATCACCAGTTAGCCGCTAGTGTTAAAGGCGATATTGATAATATAAATTTATCGTATGATGCTACCGCTGAAAAAGTTAAAGAATGGGATTCTAAGCTTAACGTGGTAAAAGGGCAGCATGAAACCCTTATACAGAAAGTACTGGAGTATAATAAGGCAATATCTAACACACCTGCACCTAGCATCTTACCGGAAAGAGGGAGACCGTTCCCAGCACAATATGGTCCTGGGGCCTTTAGTAAGGGCGGATTCGTTCAGAAGTTTGCTAAAGGCGGCTTTATAGGGGGTGCTCGTGTAGGTGGTAAAGGTTACGATATTGCACAAAGAGGTAGCATATATAAAAATTTAATACCTCCAGGTGAAGATCAAATAATTGCAGTACGAAATGGTGAATTTGTCTTAAGAGAAAAAGCTGTAGACAGGTTACTGAAATCTGGCTTAAATCTCGACCAAACAAATAGGACCGGTGAATTAACCTTTGATAAAAGTACTCAAAAATTTGAAGATATAAATGTTAATGAAAAACTACAAGAGCTTACAAAGCAAGGTAATACTTATCTCTCTAAGTTACTTTCTAAAAAGAGTATAGCTTCAGAAACTACTATAAACAAATCAATAGAAAATTTTAAAGTTGGTAAGTCTTCAAAAAGTACAGTAGATAAATACCTAGAAAGATTTGCAAAGAAAGCATCTTCAGAAAATACTGTAAGTAAATCACTAGCTCGCAGCTTATCTTCAGAAGACACTGTAAGCAAATCACTAGCTCGCAGCTTGTCTTCAGAAGATACTGTAAGCAAGTCCTTAGAAAACTTTAAAGTTAACAAGTCCTTAGAGAATCTTTCTAAGCGGGTAGCTTCAGAAGACACTGTAAGCAAATCACTAGCTCGCAGTTTGTCTTCAGAAGATACTGTAAGCAAGTCCTTAGAAAACTTTAAAGTTAACAAGTCCTTAGAAAATCTTTCTAAGCGTACAGCTTCAGAAGATACTGTAAGCAAATCACTAGCTCGCAGTTTGTCTTCAGAA